AAAATGATGATAGTAGGAAGTGGATTTGATGACTCCGACAAAGGCGTTTACAAAGCCATGACTGGTGCAGACAAATATAAATATATTTTGCTGTTTCAAATTCCTACGCAAGATGATCCTGAGTTTGGTAACTTTAAAATTATAAGTCAAATACTTCCATCTGAGGACCACTCAGCTAAGGCAGTTGGTCGAGTGATGGATGAGATTAAATCAATCGTAGTTAACGAGATTCCAGAGGTACCTGCTGTGAAGGAGCCTATCAAGAAAGCATCAGAGAGTTATTCTATTGCATCACTTGGATCCAAGTCATTGGATGAATTGAAAGACATGGTGAATGAGATAGTTGAAATTAATTATCTTACCATGTTTGAAGGAGAACCTGTAAAGAGGATGTCTAAGCGTATGTTAGCTGATATTATTCTTGCGAAGCAAAGAGGTGATCTGAAAAAGCACATGAGTGATTACTGGGGAATTGAATTGGATATTACAGAAGTAAAACAAACATCTGTGATTGAAGCAAAACCAAAAGAAGATAAACCAGGAGAAAGATTACCTGACTTTGAAGATTTAGATCCTATCTTTAATTCACGTTCATTTAAGAACGCTACCGAAATTGAAGATTATTTCTTATCTTTGGGGTTCACTGACGAAAGAGTAATTGAGAAGTTGAAAGAAATGGATATGTTTGATTACGGAGACGGAGAGGAAAATGTTTATTTAAACCTAAAGGATGTATGTACATCCGCTCCATCTATTGTTATCGATGATCTGCTTACTCAACTTAATTCGTAAAATGTATCAGTTTAAATACATAAACAAATCAAGACCTGTTGTTTGTACTTCTTGTGGACAAGAGAAGAAAATCTTCTATAAGTCTGGCAAGTTATTGGAACGTGTAATGTTATGCTACGAGTGTAACAGAAAGCGTAAGAATAAAAGAGCAACAGGAGAGAAGAAGATCTTTGACGAGATATGGGAGGAGCGTGAACACGTATCCTTCCTTTCTGGTCGACCATTGGTTGATCCGTTTGGTAATACTATTCACAAGGGATCTTCATTCTATCCTAACTGTTTTGCTCACGTATTAAACAAAGGTAGATATCCTCACTTCAGATTAAACAAGGAAAACATCGTTCTACTCACACCTGCAGAGCACTTCATGCTCGATCAAGGAACGATCCAACACAGAGACAACTATGCAGAAGCAACTGGTTGTGACTGGAGAAAGATATTCGAGTTAAAAGAACGACTAATTCAGCAATATGAAGAAGAAAAAAAAGGTATTTAGTCTAATGCCAAGAGGCAAACAATTTAGACTAACTCCAACTCAAAAGGCTATGGATAAGTATCGGGAAACAGCCCGAAGACATACTGCCAAAATCCTAATCATGGACATCGAGACTGCACCTATGCGAGCCTATACATGGGGCATATGGAACCAGAATATCAACCTAGATCAGATTATATCTGAATGGTTTGTTCTGTGCTGGTCAGCTAAATGGTTATTCGATGACAAAGTTATCTCTGGAAGACTAAATCAAAAAGAATTAGACGAAGAGGATGACTTCCGTATTATGCAAAAGATGTGGGCATTACTTAATGATGCTGATATTGTTATTACGCATAACGGAGACAAATTCGATCTACCTAAGCTGAACACTAGATTTTTATTACATGGGATGATGCCTCCTACTCCTTTCCAATCTATCGACACGTTAAAGGTAGTAAAGAAGATGTTTAAATTTACATCTAATAAACTTGACTACATTAATAAGATGATGGGATTGAACAGAAAGGTTGATACAGGAGGATGGGAATTATGGCAGCAATGTGCCGAGCATGATATTAAGGCTCTTAAAAAGATGAGTGAGTACTGTGATAATGACGTGCTTATCTTGGAAGAGAGTTATATTGTGCTACGTCCTTGGATTAAGCCTCATCCAAATATTGGTTTATTCATTATAGATGACGTTGAGTGCTGTCCTTCTTGTGGATCTGAAGAGATCAAGATGGGAGGAGTATACAGGACTCAGATGGCAGAGTACTATGCCTTTAGATGTCAAGACTGCGGAGCATTGGGTAGACAGAGACGTGCTGCAAACAAAGGATTAAATTTAAAACTGATTGCTTCAGTAAGTAAATAATCGTATCTTTGTAGTATGAAATCTACTAGAAATTCAAACGCAGGAAAGTTTACAGGCAAGTCTAAGTCTTCTAAATACTTTGCTTCAAACTCTGAAGCTAGGAAGAAGAAGAATGAATACAACAAAGAATACCACTCCACCCCAGAGCGAAAGAGATATAGAGTTGAATTGAATAAGAAGAACCGTACCTCTGGGGGTTACGGAGATGGACTTGATATGTCACACACAAAAAGTGGGAAGATAGTGAAAGAATCTCCTGCTAAAAATAGAGCAAGGAATGGTAAAAACAATAAGTCTACTAAAAAGAAATAGGGCCTGTCTGTTCTTCAACCGAAGGACTAATGGCTACTACTGGATTATATTTATTTGGGAAAAGATACGGATCCTGCAACTTATTATACGCAGCTAAGCATTCGTCACATTCCAAACAATCATAACAATTACATCCAATCAACTCGTTTAAGGAGGAGAAGGAGCTCTGTGCTTCTTCTTCACTTAAACAATCTGTTGAACCAACTGTGTAACAACTCAAAGAATCTACAAGCATTCCAATATATTCTACTTTCTCCATATAGAGATCGTGTGAAATATCATCTCCAATAGCTTCTGAATAAATAGCTTTAAGAGTAAGACAACCCATCGCACATCCTGCGTTATGAGTTGTAGCTTGTATATTTTCTGTTGTAAAATTAATCATATTACTTCTTCTTTTTCTTACCTGCTGCTGATAATGCTATGGCAACGATCTGCTTTTGAGATCTTGGTTTACCCATTTGTCCTTTAGCTTTACCAGACTTTAGGTTATCCTTTTTTAATTCTCTGATGTTAAAAGAAACTGCCTTTTGAACATCTTTACTTGACTTTGCTTTCTTTAGTGGCATAATTAGTATACTTTATTTAAAATAAATATGTCGCTGAAAATACTATTACCTGCATTATTACTTCCCCACTGAACTGTTATATTTAATGTATTAGCAATAGTAGTATCAAATGTAGTATTATTAACCACATTAAAAGCGAAGCCTTGAGTAGTAGCGTTAGATGTTTTAGTGTAATGGAATGTACCTAGTGAAACTATTGAAGCTACTCCAGGGCCTCCGAGCTGTCTAACAGTAAAGTTTACATTTAATGAAAAAATATCATTTGTAATATTACTAATAGACTGTGCTCCACTATCTAAAAGAACAATAGATCCTGCCTTTACTCTTATTCTTATGGTTTGATTATTAGCAACATTTAATACTCCAGCTAAAATAGCTGTAAAACTATCACCTACTGCAAAGCCATTCGCAGGTACAGATAGAGTACCTACTCCACCATTAATTAATGATGTTTCTACAATAGTTCCTGTAATAGGTGTACTATTAGCAGTCTGAGCAAACAAACCTCCAGCAGCAGGAGCAGGAGACCATGTTAGGTTACCTGATCCATCGTTGCGAAGATATCCTCCAGAATTTGCAGGGATTGGATTACCTAACATCTTAGATACTGTTGGATTAGGGTAAGTTCCAGAAAGATCTCCTCCAGCAGCAGCACCTACAAATGAAAGGCTATTAGCATCTATAATGAATTCAGTATTGCTTTGTCCTCTTATAGCTTGAACATAAGTTCCTTGAGGAAATGGATAAGATAGAATCGGGGTTTTGTTTGTGTCGATTGCCATTATACTGCTACTATTCTATATGCTACATTAATTTTAATTGTTCCGTCACCTAATGTTGGGTTACCTCCAGGAACATATACATCTAGTCCAAATCCTTGACGAATCTGTGTATCTGTTGCTAGTGATATAGCATTAGGAACGAGTTTAAATATTTTACTTACAGATGCATTTAATCCATTTGTTGTAACGAACTGTGGAATAGTTTCTCCGCTTGTTACAATTGCAATATCTGTATTTGTTGCGTATGCTGTTGTGATAAACGTGAACTGACAAGTAGCACTTATTACTTCAAGATAAAATCCTAAAGCAGGAGCAGGAACAATCTGCAATGGGAATGCATTAAGTAAAAGGATCTGAGCAGCATTCAATGTAAGTGTAGCTTCTTGAATCTGAGTTCCACCCATGCCAAGCATAGATTGAACCTGAGCTACAGTAAGATCTAATGGA